CGTAAAGCCGGGGAGCCCAGTTAGTTCAGGGCTCTATTCGGCAGAATCCTCGTCTCGATGCTCGAGGTAACTCGGGCTGTCGTGTCCTCCTTCCAGTACTTAGGCTGTCGGCACACTCCGTGCCGGCCGCTTGGGGACCGTTGGGGGACTGCGGGCGCTATGAGCATGTCGCTCCCTTCTAAGCTAGCCATATGATTGGTCGCTTGAAAAGAGAACTCGACCGAATGGTCGAGCTGACATGTAGCCTGCTCACAGACGTAGCTCACGCTACTGGTGTATCTACTGCGCGCGACGCACAAGAAGTGCGTTTGCGTTCGGCAGAGGAGGGCCCTTCGTTTTTGACGAAGGTTCTTCCAGCACTTGGCAAGTGCCTTGATCAGGCACTCTCCAGGTCGGACGGTCGAATGAACTACCCGGGGTTCAAAACCCGGGGAGGTTACCCATTATTCATGGGCGACCTCTTCAGAAGACTGTTCGACAGTACAGGTAGGTCCCTGTGCTCTGCAAACGCCTGTGACGTGAAGCACGTTAGGCAAATACTGTACGCTTGGTACAAGTATGAGCTCCCGTATACTCCAGCGCAAAAAGCGGAACTTGAAAGCCGCTTCATTGCGACGGAGGCGACATTACCGGACAGCCTCCCTGATTGCCCCGTTTTGCGGGGCGCTCGGGATCTGGTTGCACGTGTATGTAGTACCTACGACAGAAATGCCGTGGTACCGCGACACGGTCCGGGTGCAGTCGCCACCTACGAACAACCCTGGGAGAAGTGGCGCTTTAAGCGCCTCTACCGCCCCATAGAACGGTTATTTCCGTTCTCGGAGTGGTATATCCCTTCGTTGTCCTTCCTAGCTAGTCATGGCTTGGAAGGCCTCGAGGTCCTTGGACATGGCACAGCGCGAGCTGTGTTCGTGCCCAAGGATTCCCGAGGTCCGAGGCTCATTTCGTGTGAGCCCTTGGAGTATCAGTGGATCCAACAAGGAATTGCGAGAGAGTTGGTGTCTTGCATCAACTCTTGTGCCATTACCTCCGGCCGCGTTAATTTCGCGCACCAAGAGGTAAATGGTCGCTACGCCCTATTGGGTTCCGCTGGTGCAGGATGGGTTACGTTGGATATGGCCGACGCCTCAGATCGCGTATCACTTTTATTAGTGGAACGTCTCTTTGGCTCGACGCACGTCCTTGAGGACCTACTTGCTAGTAGGTCTCAATGTACCGTACTCCCATCTGGGAAGCTCGTGCATTTACGCAAGTTTGCTCCTATGGGTTCAG